GGGTGGGTGTGTGTAAGAGACAATTATTAAAAACACTCTCATACCCCCTCCGTACAACTCCTCAACTCCTCAACTCCTCACCTACTCACTCTTAGGAGTTGCCTGCGGAGTTGCCGAAAGGCCAGCAGGTTCAATGAGTTACCGAAAACGGCTGCCTGTGGATAACTCGACCGGTGAGGAGTTGCCAACACGTTTTATGCACTTGACAAATGAGGGGAACGTGTATATGGTGGCCGCCCATACACCGGAGCTGTCATGACCGAAAAAGAGCCCCTTCGCCGCGTTAACATACTGATTCAAGGGCGAAAAGCCGATGCGGTCGCAACTGCGCGCGGATTGACGGTTTCGGGCATGATCCGCGCGCTGATCGCGGACGCCTACTGGGAAGACTGCAGGCTGGGTCGGATCGCGACCTCCAACAACGAGTAGCCCGGTGTCGAAACGGGCGTTCCGGTCGATCTCCGGGGTCGGACCGGAGGACACGAAGTGGTTGTGGTGGCCGTGGATGCCGGCGGGGCACCTGACGGTCCTGGCGGCGCGAGGCGGAATGGGTAAGGGCCACGTCGGGATAGCGCTGGCGGCGGCGGTAACGACCGGAGGGTTCTGGCCCGGCAGCGAGGACCCGGCGCCCCTCGGGCGGGTCGTGTGGGTCGAAACGGAGGATCACCTTCAGCAAACGTTTATCCCCAGGCTGATCGCGGCCGGCGGGGACCGATCGAGGGTCCAGTTCCACAGTACGCCGAAGGAGTTCTTCTCCCTGACCCGAGAGTTCATGGTCGAAAACGAGGTCCGGTTGATCGTGCTGAGCCCGTTGGTGAGCTGCCTGCCCGGCCTGAACAACCCGAACGCCGAAATGGAGGTGCGGGAAAAGCTGGACTGGCTGCTGAGCATCACCGGGGACGAAACGGCTCTGCTTGCGCTGATGCACACCAACAAGAAGCCGGATTTGGCCCTGATCGAGCGCCTGATGGGCTCGGGAGCGTTCGCCAACTTCGCCCGATCGGTGTTTTTCGTGGTGGACGAGCCGACCGAGGACGGATCGGAGCGGCGCCGGTTGATCCACGAGAAGCACAACCTGAGCCCGAAGGCCGATGATCTGACCTTTCGGATGTACAGCACGCGTGGACCGCGCGACCAGTACGTGCGGACCGAGTGGTTCCAGCCGGAGCAGAACGTCAACGCCGACGCGGCGCTCGACAAGCGGGCCGGCGCCCCGCAGCCGATCAACGGCAACAGGAACGCGGCGGCGCAGTGGCTGCTCCGGTACCTCACCGAGGCCGGTGGGAGCGCCGCCAAGAAGGTCGCGGTCGCAGCCGGCGCCGGGCAGGGCTACAAGGAATCGGCGCTGGAGCGGGTCGTGGCCCAGTCGGACCTGATCGGGCACGAGTGGGTCGGGCGGGTGATGCACTGGCGGGTCGTGGACCCGGATTAGGAGGCGGAATGACCGAGCACGGAACCTGGAAGGACTACCAGCGCTGGGACGCCGATCGGCGTGAGCGCTTCGGATCGGCGACGCACTGGATTTACCGGAGCCACGTCGCCGGGGACACCGTGGCATGGTGGTGCCCGCTCACCGGCCAGAGCATGATCAGGGAGCTGTCGTGACCGGGCTGGTCCTGACCGAGGACGAAGCCGTGCTGGTGCGCGCCTGCGTCCAGACGGTCGTCGCGATGCTGTTGGAGGCCGATCCGGAGCCGCTCGGGCCGGAGTTGACGGAGCGCGCGGAGGAACTGTTTCTGTTGGCGAGGAGGTTGGTGTGACGGAGAGGCAACACAGCGCGGTCGTTCGGGAAATGGCAGCTTGGTGTCGCGCGAAGGGGGCATACCCGAACGCCGCGTTCCCGGTGGGCGGTCGTGTCTTGGGGGATATCGCCGACCTGTTGGACGAATTGCTCGACCTGCGCGCAAAGGAGAAACCGATCGAATGAGACCCATCCAGAACATAGCCCAGCACGTTCGCGCCATGGTCGCTGAGCGTGACCTGTGCCTGATGAACCGTATTCCCGATGACTATCCGGCGTGGCCTGCGGACCTCGCCGAGAGGACCCGCGATATCGATCGGGACCGCGCCGCCGCCATCAACCGCCAGCTCGCGGAGCTTCGGGACGTGATGGTGGAGCTGCACCTGCTCACCGATCCTCCTGAGCCGATCAGCCGGATCGAGGGCATCAACCCAGGGAAGATGAGGAGCGAATGACCGACCGTTTCGATATCCTGAACTGGGCGGCCGAAGCCGTTCGCGACCGCGCGGGCACCTACGGCAAACCCGAGGACAATGCCCGCCGGGTCGCCGCGCTATGGAACGCCTACCTGGAAAACCGTACGATCAAGCCGGTCGATGTCGGGATCATGATGGCATTGCTGAAGGCGGCGCGATTGGCGGAGTACTCGCACCAGGATGGCTTCATCGACGGCGCCGGGTACTTCGCCTACGCCGGAGAGGTGGCGGATCGGGCTGAATGAAAGACCCCGAAATCACCTTCAACGCCAACCCGACGCAGAAAGCCTTCATCAACTCGCGGGCCGAAGCCGACCTGTTCTCCTCCCGCAAGGGCGAGGGCAAGTCCACCGCGCTCTGCTGGGCGTGCTGGTACCACACCCGCAACAATCCCGGCGCGCAGTGGGCGATCATTCGCGACACCTGGACGAACCTGCGCCGGACGACCCTCGCCGAGTTCTTCCGGTGGTTTCCGGCTGGCGTGTGGGGCACGTGGCACGAGCAGAACCGGGAGTTCACCTGGAACCCGCACCTGATGGGGCCGGGTAGCCGCGTCACCTTCCTCGGCCTGGACGACAAGACGGACGCCGCGAAGGTCGCGTCGATGCCGCTCGGTGGCGTGGGCCTGGACGAGCCCTGCCCGGCGGCATCCGAAGGCCTCGGCATCGACGATTTCGTCTTCACGACCGCGATGGGCCAGCTCCGGCAACCGGGAATGCGCTGGTACGCGGCCAAGATCGCGCAGAACAACTCCGACGAGACCCACTGGACCTATCGTCGGTTCGTGGACCCCGGCACCGGCCCGCACGGCGGCGCGCTTCTCCCTCTCCAGGAACCCGGTTTCCGCCTCTGGCAACCCGTCTACGCCGAGAACACCGCGAACCTGAAGCCCGGCTACTACGAGGCGATGCGGCGCGAATGGGCCGATCGGCCCGACCTCGTAAGCCGGTTCGTCGATGGCAAGATCACCAACCAGCTCATCGGCCGTCCGGTCACGCCTGAGTGGGACGACAACGTGCACCTCGCCCGAGAGCTGGTTCCAGTCCGCGGTACCGACCTAATCCTCTGTTGGGACTGGGGAAATTCGCCAGCCTGCGCCATCACGCAGCTCACCCCGCTCGGGCACTGGCTTATCCTCGAAACCCACGTCGGCGTCGATGTTGGCGTGTACGAACTGATCACCGATCAGGTCAAACCGGCGCTACGCGACCGTTACCGCCGCTTCAAGTGGTGGCATACCGGAGACCCGTCCGGCGCCCGCAAGGAACAGTCCTCGGTGGACCAGTCCGCCGTCCGCGTCGTCAAGAAGGAACTCGGTGGCGTCTGGCGACCTGGGCCCCAGGACCCGATGGACGGCGTTCCGGCGCTCCGCTCGGTAATGCGCTCGATCGGCCGCGTCAAGGTGGACCGGACCCGCGCCAAGGAGGCTTGGTGGGCGCTGCGCGGCGGTTGGCACTTCCACATCGCGCGGAGCGGTGTAGCCGGCGGCCGCCCGGTCAAGGACGTGCACAGCCACATCGGCGATGCCCTCGCGCACGGCGCCGCCGTCATCTTTCCGCTCGGAACGCTCCGAGAGCGCAAACCCGCAACCCCACCGAAGGAGGCTTCCTGGTAATGGCCCCACCCGCCAACCCCAACCGGCAACGCGCTCGCGAAAACGGCGACCTCTACTATTGGGGGGCGCCTTGCTCCCGTGGCCATGGTACAGTCTATGCGATGCGCTACACCCTGAACGCGAACTGCGTCGAATGCGCCCGCGCAAAACAGCGATCGACCGGCCTCGGCCGGTGGCCACGGTCTGTTGTCGACCTTGACCAACAAGCGCCCCGCGCATACCCTGTAGCCCCGCAACCGGAGTAACCCAGTGGCCCAAATCCTTCCGTCCGGATCGACGCAATCTTCCTTGTCCGATGCACCCGGACAGTCGGTGAAAGCCATCACGCCGAGCGACAGCACTGACTTCACCGGCAACCCTTACCGCGCCCTCTACATCGGCGAAGCCGGCGACGTGACGGTGGTCGCCATCGAAGACGCCTCGAACGAACCCCAGACCTTCGTCGCCGTTCCGGCCGGTCAAATCCTGCCCATCTGCGTCAAGCGGGTCATGGCAACGAACACAACGGCCGGCTCGATCCTCGGAATCCGATAAGTGGCGAAGCCCACCGACGACGAAATCCTGGCGACCCTCAACAGCTACCGAACCGAGGCCGAGAAGGCCCGAATCGGCGGCTTCGAGGACCGTGAGGCCCAGTGGAAGTCTAACAAGGACATCTACTGGGCGCGCTACGATTTCGAGGGCAAGGCCAAGTTTCAGTCGAAAATCCCGCTCCCGCACGGCGCGATGTTCGTGGACCGGTGGGCCGCCGCCTGCAACTCCGCCCTGATGCTGCCGGGCGAGTGGTACATGATCGAGGCGCGGGGCGATCCGAACAAGCAGCTCGAAGTCCCCTTCCGTCGCTTCCTCGATTACTGGCTCTCCCGCTGCTCGCTGACCCCGACCGGCCAGACCGCCGGCTTCGGCCACTTCTTCGAGGCGCAGCTCAAGCTCGGCGCGATGATGGCCGGCTGCGCGACCGTCACTTGGGACGAGCGCCGGAAGCGGGTCGCCGTCGAGACTGTCGATCCGACCGAGGTGCTGCTCGACGCGACCGGTCGTGGCATGTACCGAATCCGCCGCCAGACCCGCGACTGGTACGAGTTCTGGCAGGAGGTCCAGCAGAACCCGAAGCTTTGGAACCTGAAGGCGATCGAGGAACTGAAGGCCTACCACGACCACGAGATGGTCACGGAGCGGGAGCGGCTGGTCAGTCACGGAACCGAACCCGGCCTCATGCGCAAACCGATCACGCTCGACTATTACTACTGCTGGATCATCGACAGCACCGGCAAGGCCACGAATCCGGAGAAGCAGCTCGCCGTCGTCGGCAATGAGCGCTTCCTGGTCCGCCGGCCCGAACCGAACCCGTACTGGCACGGCGACGATTGGCTCGTCTACTGCCCCTACATCGCCGTTCCGCTCTCCGTCTACGGCAAGACCTACATGGAGACGTGGGCGACGATCGCCGAGCTGTACGTCCGGATGACCAACATCATTCTGGACGGCGCCTTCACCTCGGCGCTGCGAATGTTTGCGGCTCGCCCCGAGGCCCTGAAGGACGCCAACCAGCTCACCGATGGACTCGCCCCCTTCAAGATGCTGCTGCTCGAAGACGGCTATACCGTCGAAGACGTGCTGGCCACCTTCGACCTCGGCGACCTGAAGCCCTCGGTGCTGACCGCGTGGCAGGCGATCAAGCAGGAGCTGCGGGAGGCCGCCGCCACCAACGATATCGACCTCGGGCAGACCGTTCCAAAAGGCGACGTGACGGCGACCGAGATCAACGCCGTGACGACCTCCGGTACCGAGCTGATCCGGTCGATCGCCCGTACGATCGAACAGGGTCAGGTGGACCAAATCCTGAGCCTCGTCTGGCGTACCGGCCTTCAGCATTTCGACGAGGAGGACGCGGAACTGAAGGCTGCGGTCGGCCCCGACGCGTTCGCGATGTTCGTGGCTCGCCGCGCCGAGTTCAGCCGCACCAAGGTCGTCTTCCAGGCGCGCGGCATCTCCGGCGTGATCGAGCGCAACGCGAAGCTCCGCTCCCTGCTCCAGACCCTCCAGATCATCGCGCAGTCGCCCGGCCTGTTGCAGGTCTTCATGCAGGCGCTGGGACCCGAGGGCCTGATGAAGCTGATTCGCGAGCTGTTCCGTCTCAATGGGCTCGACGCCGCCGATCTCGTGCCGCAGCAATCCACCGTCGCGTCGGGACCGATGCTGTCGCTGGTGGGAGGTGCGCCGGCCCCTGCGGCCCCGACCGCGCAACCTGCAGGGGTGCCTACCTCATGAGGAAGCGCGACGTAGCCTCCATCATCGCCGCCCTGGACCTGCCCGGCCGCATCAAGGCGCTGGACACGTCCACCGAGAACACGTTGCTGCGGGACGAACTGACCCCCGAGGGCGCCTTGCGCGCGTGGGCTCGCCGCAGCACCTATCTCGAAGTCGCGCGTCTGCTGGCCCGGATCGAACAGGAGGCGGAATGACCAAGGACGAACTCGACCGGTACCAAGCGATGATGCTGACCCGGTTCGACGGATACCGGATCATCCTGTCGCCGAGCATTGATCGAGGCGTGAAGCTGCCGAAGGAGAACTGCAAGTGCCCATGAGTCGCGACATTGCCCGTGCCTTTATCTTCGGCGTCGTGCCGCACGGCGGGACCTTTCCCGAGCCGAAACAGGAACTGGTCGCCGGGATGACCGACGCCGAGCGCGCCAAAATCCGCGAGATGTTCACGCCTACGGAGGACAACGAATGACCGAGGGTTGGGTTTGTCCTGTGTGTAGGCGCGGAAAGTCACCGGGGTGGAGGGAG